ACGAAATACATGTTATTTGTGGCGTACTTCGTCAGGTAGGACAGAAGGCCGTCGTACTCCAGCACGGTCGAACCGTGGGTCGTCTCGTCGTTGTAGCTATAGTCAGCATCGGTAAGAGCACTAAAGTTCTGATTGCCGGAAGCGGGGAGAGCAGTCAGCGTGCAAGCGGGGATCGTAGTAATTTTTGCGATCTTCGCAGCCTGCCCGCTTTCCTTGCCGATATACCACGCATAGGCGACAGCGCCAGGAGTGACATCAGCGATGCAGTCAATAGCGTCGGGCGTGCTGTTGAGCGTGCAGTTCCCGATAGCGGAAGGACGACCGATGCCGCCGTTCACCTTGTCAGTCGTGCCGTCTGCGTTCTGACGATCGAACTGCTGCACGAGTCCAGTCGCGCCAACCGTGGCGTTCTTGTACGCCCAAAGCGTGAGGGGCACGCAATAAATGTCGTACGTGCCATTCGCCAGCGTGCCAGTGGTCGCGCTCGCAGTGCAAGTAGGTACCGCACCACGTCCGAGCGCACCACTCTGCATGCCGCCGATGAACTGCCACTCTTCCTGCTGCTGGAGAGCATAGATGCCGAGGCTCGTCGCAGTCGCTCGGACATCCTCGAAGTTCTCAGCCGCATAGCGAGCTTCCCAGGTCACGGGATTCTCAAGGCCGAGCCCAGCGTAGGCAGCGGACATGGGCAGGACGGTCGTGCTGATCACGCCGCCGCGATTGCCCTCACCCACGGACGGATGCACGGACTTGTCGAGAGCGACGATCGCCTTCCAGCGATGCGAGGTATCGCCCTTGCCAGGGCGGCGGGGGATCTTCAGGCGCAGAGGCGTGATGAGGGGGATGGCCTTCTCAGAGGGGGCCTGGAGGTCATAGAAGACAAGGCCGGTGCTCTGAGTGATGCCACCTGCCTTCGCGAGCTCGGCACTCACGCCGGGGTTGGACTTCAGCCAGTCGCGGAACTCGGCGACAGATTCAGCGGTAAGGGACATATGCGTATTCCTTTCAGGATGTGGGGTGATTAGTGATGCGCAGGCTCAATGGGAGGGATGCCACCGCCAGGTGCGGGCGGCTCCTCCATCGTCATAGCCTCGGGCTGATCAACAGGAACGATGGGCTCTTCGGGGGTGGGCTTGGTATCAGGCATGTTCTCTCCTCAGTAGGGGCGACCGTTGCGAAGGGCGGCCTTGGCAAGCTCTTCAATGGATGCGGTCTTGGGGTCGATGGGCTTCTCTTCATCCTCCTTCTTATTCAGGGGGTGGACACCCTTCTCAGTCAGGATCGCCAGTTCAAGCGGCGAAGCTGCGGGCGTGTTCTTCAATCGCTTCATCAGATCTTCGACGACGCTCGACAGATCCTCGACGGTCTTCGACAGCTTCTCGAACTTCTCGGACTTGTCGCTGTCCTCTTCGTCATCATCCTTCGCGCTGTCCTTGATGGAGCCGAGCACAGCCTTCTTCATTTTGGCGCACTCATCCATATGAGCATCAGCGGCGTCCTTCATGCCCTTGTGAGCAGCGGCCAGATCCTTGAACGCTTTTGCCACGTCCTCCTTGCTGGCGTCTTCCTTCAGACCGTGGACGGCTGCGGCGGCGTCCTTGTGTGCCTTGTGCGCTTCCTCAAGGTCCTTGTATGCCTTGAGAGCATCGGCGGCGTCCTTGTGCGCCTTGTTGAGTTCGTCGGTCATGTCTGCTTTCTCCTTTGTAGTGCCCGCACTCGGCGGGCCGTCCTTGTCGATGACTTTCTTCCACGCTGCGATGATCTTCGCCTTGATCTTCTTCACATCTTCGGGTGAGTAATTGGTCGCGTTCTTCTCCTTGTTGATGTAGTTCCAAGCCGCGCGAATATGCGCCTCTGTGTCGATAGGATACTTCTTGTTCTTGTCATCAGCGAAGGCGACATTCCCGTACTTCTTCTTGCCTTCCTTGGGGTTTGTATCCTCACGCTGCGCGACCTTCTCCGCCTTCTCATCCCCACCCTTCAGAGGCATGCCACCGGGGCCCGCGACATCGGCGAGAAGTTCCTGAATCTCTTCCTCGGCCAACGACTCGAAGATCTCACAGCCGAGTGACAGCCATTCACGGAGCTTCTGTGGAATCGTGGACTCGTCGCCCTCGACTTCGGACTCTCTCTGCAAGCCGTCGATCATCCAGCCAATGGACTGAAGCATCGCGGCCATGCTCCCAACGTCGTATAGGGACTTCACGAGCGGCGCGGCAGATGTGGCAGTCACACCAGTCGGGGCAGTAGGTGCTTCCGATTCGTCCATGCTACCTCCATCGAATTTGGCAATTTCAAAACGGCAATCAGGATTCGCGGGCCGATCGACAAGGCTGATCTCCGAGAGCTTAATACCCGTGATGACGCGCCGGTTCGTGGGGTCGTATTCGAGCTTTTTACCACCGACAGAGAAGCCCTTGAGTACGCCGGCCTTGACCTTCTTGATCGAGCCATCATCGACAACGTGCGCTTCAAACTCCGTCTGCCCGTCATCGTTCACACGAATGGAGAGCGCCGAACCGGCAGCAATGTTCGAGTGCATCTCGCGAACCGCGCCCCACTTCATGTAGTCAGGGATCGCCTTCTTGATCGCATCGGCGCGGATGATCTCACCATCGCTGTCCATCGACTCAGACGAAGCGATGCCGGAAACGATGAGCGTGCCGTCGTCCTGCTCCTCAGCTTTTGTGAACTCGCCGAAGAGGGAAAAGTCGTGTCGCTTTTCGCCAGCGGCCTTCAGGAGTTGATAGGTTCGGCTATCGGTCATGATGCACCTTCGTATCATCTTCGAGGATCACGCGTAACGCCGCGATGTTATCTTCTGTCGGATTGACCACGACCAGAGCAGCGGCATCACACAATCGCTGGTAGTAGTCTGCGAGCGTACGGCAGACCGTATGCCCTTCCGTCTCGCACTCCTGGTAAGCGCAAGTAGCATTGTGGGAGGTGATCACGGGCAGAGGCATTAAACGGCTCCGAGAGCTTGTTTCCCGTACACCTTCGCACCCGTGCCCGCGATGGCCGACACGTAAAGGCGAACGAACTTCCACGGAATCCAGGGGCTCACGCTCTTGTCGCAGTCACCATCGCAGACGACACCAGAGCCAGCACCCGTACCGCTGAGGCTAATCGTGCTGCCCTTGCCCGCGATCGTCTTGCCATCATCGGAGAACTGGAATTGGCAGGTAGCTGTCTGCGCCCCGCTCGTGCCTTCGATCTGGGCGAAAAACACATTAGGAACATTCCACACAGGAACCCAGGGCGTGTATCCCGTAGCGGTCAGAGCATCACCGATCGCCTTCGGGAACTTAGTGCTCAGATCAACAGGCGGGGAAACAAACCGCGTCGTTAGGAAACTCATTTAATCCTCCTCGCCCTGATCGGGCAGAATCGCGATGCGATCACATCGGCAGTTAGGGTGCGCGGGCTCATCGGCAGGCGTGCCATCCTTGAACTCACCATCGACGGGCGCATCCTCGCCGTTCAGTTCTTCGCAGTCATCGCAGGCACCATCAGACGCGAGCCACTGCACACGCTCAACGCCTGCGGCCTTGGAAAGCTCGATGTTGCCCTTCAGATCAGCGAACGCTGTTTCCGTTCGCGCGATCATCTCGGCACGCTCGGGGGAGAACGCCCACGAATCCTCCAGCTTGTTCGCGAGGTCGTCATTGCTCCAGCCGTTCTCCATAGCCTCGGTCACAAGATCACGAATATCAGAACGCGTCGTCTGCTCGATGTCTGTGATCTTCTCGGCGGCGTTCTTCTGCGCCCACTCGATCGCCTTCTCATTCGCGAGCTTCAACATCTCAGCCGTAGCATCGAGTGCTTCGCCCGCAGCGGCAACGCCGCCCTCATACACGTCCTGGCTGTGCTCTTTGATGTACTTCTTCAGACCATCGAAGTCACCGGACGCGAGAATGTTTTGTAATTCTGTTGCATCAGTCTTCGACATCTTCTCAGACGAGCGAAGACGCGCGACGACGGACTTGCGAATCTTCGTAATCTCTTTCATCACTCCGAGCGTGTACTTGTGCTCCATGCGAAGCAGATCTTCACGGTCACGCTTCGGGAGAACCTTCGTATGCTTGTGCGCTTTGATGACTTTTTCAGAGTCGGCCCCCGCCGAAGGCTTCGGTGTCTCTGTACCGTTCGCAGTGCTGGGAGCCGCAGCGAGAGCGCTAGTCGCAGCGGCGGGGGCTTCCTTCTTGGGGTCGAGTCCGATCGTGTCGCGTACTTCGTTCACGTCAAGGACGCCTGTCGTTAAATAGATCTGATGCACCTGCGCGCGTACGAGCGGATCAATCGCCTCTTCAGTCACCCATGCAAACTCGGAATCAGCACGCCTCATGCGGCGGAGCATGTCGTCGACGAGTTCCTTGATCCAATCCTTGATGGGCTCCAGGCCCTCAGTGAGCGCGGCTTCCTGCGCCGTCTCCGCTGTCGCGCGGTTCATCTGACGCACGAACGGAGTCGGGGGGAGGCTGAAGCAATAGCACACGACACGCGCAAGCCATTCGTCGAACTCGTCTTTGAGCGGGTCCTTCTTGGTGTTCTCAAACTTGCATTCATTCCCGCCGGGAAGGATGAGCGGAAGGCCGCGCCGCTCTTTCGAGTTGCCCCGGAACTTCGCCATCCAGTGTGCGGCCAGCTTGCCGACTTCCTTATCTCCCCATGAGTCAGGCACGCCGACGATCAGATCGGGGGTCGAGCCATCGGAGTACCAAGCGAGTTGGTGCATCTGACGACGCAGTGCCGTGTTCACAGTAACGATGATCTGCTCGACGGGTGAGAGCCCATAGCCCTTCTGATTGCGCGGGCGGCGCGGCGCATAGATTAGTTGCTCACGCGAGTATGCAACGGACGGCAGGCCTTTAATGAATTGCGTGTAGGCTTCACCTTCAAGCGGCACGCGACCCCACGGATCGAGGCGAAGCACGATCGTCGTGCCGTCAATGGGCTCGAACCCCCACACGCTGCCATCGAGTGCGAGGCGTTGATAAATCGTCGCACAATCACCAACGAACATGTCTTCCAGGATTCGACAGAGCCATTGCTGCCAGCGTTCGCGCTTGTCAGGCGACTTGAAGAACTCGATGAGGTCCTGCTGCTCATCGCCGAACTTTTTCCCGCTTGGTGACTTACGGAGTCGGATCGTCCACTTCTGGCGACTGATCTGATCTTTGCGTGTCTCAATGCAGAGCCGCGTAAGATCGTGCGTATCTGCGAGCATGTAGAGTTCCTGGTACGGCGTGAACTCCTCAGCACGTGGACGCCACTGGAGGTTCGCCGTCATCGGATAATCACGCAGACGGCCCGCGACCTCTTCAGGCGCAACGGGTGTAAGCGGAACACCAGGGCCGAAGTACTGCTCGGCGGGGCTCGTGCCATTCCACACCCAGCGGGCGAGTGCTTTCGCGCGAGCCATCATGCCAGCCGATCGGAGCGAAGCTGCGGGGTCGGCTGTCGGAACGTCCACTTGACGTGCCCCCATTCCAAGTTGGCGTTCCAGTAGCGAAACCATTAGCTCATCCCCCTACCGTCTGAATGCTCACGCGACCATGCCTCGACGAGTTTACCTAGCTGCTGCATGATCACGGACAATCGCGCATCAATACGTTCCTCGAACTTCTCAAACTGATTATCCAATATCTCACGGTCTACGCATTTTCCCTGGCACTTCGCCTGCTCAAACTTCATCGAGTTCAATGCGTCCCATATACGAGCATGCTTGTTTTCGTGTTCGTTCATCTCCTTTACTCGGTCTGCGTAATGCTCCTTATCGCGCTTCTGAATCCATCCAATCAACACACCGGCCTGCGTGACGAGCCCTAGCCCAAGTCCGAGAATCTCAAGTGCGTTCAGCATTACTTCTCTCCGAGTGACTTGGAGAGGTTCTGAATATGACTGTTCGCGTCACTCGACCCGCCAAAATAATAGCCCATCACGTTCTGCGTGAAGGCCGCACCCAAAGCACCGATAAGCATAAGAATCACATCATGGCTCACGGCATCTGAAGGGATACCCCACCTCAGCACGAAGATGAGCACAGCGAAGAAACCGATCGTCACGCCATACGCCAAGATACGCGGGGTCCAATCGCGTACATCTTCCTCGCGCTTGCGTGCGCTGTCGCGATCACCCGCAACGATGCGCTCCATCTCCTCGGCGCTGTTAATGTCAAGTTCCTTCATCCTTACGGCGAAGTCATCCTCGGCCTGCTTGAGTGCGATAATCTGTTCACCTGTGAGCGTGCCATCCTTGATGGCTGCGGCAATGCTCGCGGGGCTCGCGTCCTTCGTGCCGAGAATGTTACCGATGATCCCGCCGGCAAGAGCGCCGAAGGGACCACCGACAGCCGCGCCAAGCATGGGGGCATACTTCGCAATGAAAGGCTTCACGTCGTCCCATTTCACGGGGTCACCTCTAGGTCTAGATCTAAGCTGTTCTTGACAATGAGCCTATCGAGACGCTGTGCGACGATGCAGCCCTCGGACTCCTGCCCGTACTTCGCGAGATCCTTTGACGGACCATGGAGGAAGAAGCCGGAACGCCCGAACATGTTATTCGACGAATCAGGGATCAACTCAGCGATGAGTGTGCCGAGCTTGCGCATGTGTGCCTGATCCGTCATGTTCGCCGTGTTCTCGTCAATCCATCGCAGCTTGTATTTACCCTGCGGGAGAGGACCAACGCAATGCACATTCTCCATCTCGGGGTTGTTCTTACCGAGATGGTTCCCCGCCCAGCCACGACAGACGAATTTATCGTCCCTAGTCCACTGCCCTGTGCTCTGCGAGTACTTATTCATGCTTCACCTAGCTATGAGGGAAGCACGGAATCGCAACGACGCTGCCCGTCGAAAGCGTGATCGTGGCGTAACCTAACGTCCCCGAATATCCAGACGGCACGCTATTGATCGGAATTGCGACGGTCCCTGTTCCGACGGTGACAGGCGTAAGCTGGAGGTCTGTAATCTTCTTCGCGCCGTCCTTCAGCGTCTTACCGATGATGTCATTGAAGAGCGCGATATGGTCGACAGTCGAACTGGCGGGGCCAGTCACAGAGCCGACACCCGAACCGATGATGTTCCAATTTGCACCAACCGCAGCCTGCGTACCTGCGGCAGAGTCTGCGAGACAGTGAAGCTCATCACCCGCGACGACGGCAATACCACT